GAGCCTATGACACTTAAAGCATTGGTTCGTGAGCGTATCGAAAAGGGTGATGATATGCCCACGGATCTATTTAATGTGTTCGCAGGAAACAGAACCAAAATAACAAGGAAATAGAAACATGAACAAAGAACCAACAATAAAGAAACAAAATGCGTTGGCTACAAACGTAGTGTTTGAAGCAGACGCAAATGTGCAAACTGGAACGGTAGGACAAGATGATCTTGCATTACCTTTCCTTAAAATACTTGGGCAGTTATCTCCTGAAGTAAACAAGAGAGACGGTAAGTATGTTGAAGGTGCAGAACCTGGAATGATTTATAACTCAGTAACAGGTGAACTCTTCAATGGTGAACAAGGGGTCCCAGTGATTCCGTGTTACTACAAACTCGAGTATGTCGAGTGGAAAGACAGAGGAAAAGATGGATCAGGTGCTCCGGTCAATATCTATCCTTCGTCTAGTGACATCATGACTAAAACAACTAGAGGTGCAGACTTTAAAGATAGACTTCCAAACGGTAACTATATTGAAAAGACTGCTCAACATTTTGTTGTAGTTAATAGTGCTTCACCAACCACTGCGTTGATTGCTATGAAATCTACTCAATTAAAAATTAGTAGAAAATGGAATAGCATGATGCAAAGTATAAAGTTGCAAGGTAAGAACGGTATGTTCACACCAGCATCTTTTAGCCATCTTTATCAGCTAAAAACTGTACAACAGTCTAACGACAAAGGTACATGGTTTGGTTGGGAAGTGAGCAAAATAGGTCCAATCGAAGACGCTAACACGTATCAACAAGCCAGAAAGTTTTCTGAAAGCATTTCCAAAGGGGATGTTCAAGTTAAACATGGTGAAGAAGATACTGCTAAGTCTACGGGTGGAGCGGCTCACATTATGTAAGATTCCTTTATGGGAATAGTTGCAACAGGGGTGGCGAAGCGAGAGTGGACCCACCCCAAAAAAATATAAAGATGGAAAATAAATTTATAGAAATATTTACTGGTCTTAAAAGAGACTATGGCTACGCTGATATAAACTCTGCTTACAAAGACCCTGCTACAGGTAAATTAAAATTAAAATATGGCTGGGCAGCTAAAGAATTATTAGAGTCTGATTATTTAGATCATCTTACAGGTAAAAAATCTATTGGTATTCAACCATGTAATGATGAAGGACTCGCAAAATTTGGAGCAATTGATATAGACTCTGATGAGTATGATAACTTTGATCTTCGAAAGTATTTAGAAATTATTGATAAGAAAAACATTCCAGTCGTACCTGTTAAATCTAAAAGTGGTGGACTTCATATATATGTATTCTTTAAAGAACCCGTGAAAGCAAGTTTTGTCAGAAATTTTTTAGATAAATTATTATTTACATTTGATTTAAAAGCATCAACAGAAATATTTCCAAAACAAACACAACTAGGTGTGGGATCAGATCAAAAACCAATTAATGGTAACTTTATTAATTTACCTTATTACAATCGTAATGAAAGAGTGGGTGTAAATTTAGATGGTACAGAGTTTACTTTTGAAGAATTTATAAAAGTCGTCGAGGCTAACACAAAAACTAAAGAAGAGCTAGAAGAATTTGCGGATGAATTAATTAGACTCGAACTTACAGGAGGTGCAGATGAATTCATAGATGGTCCTGTATGTTTGCAAAGATTATCAAAATCTAAACTAGATGATTACAGAGACAGATTTATTTATAACTACATGGTGTTTGCTAAAAAGAAATACCCTGACAACTGGGAAGAAAAACTTTTAGAAGGTGCTAGAAATTATATTGTTTACGATAACATATGGGGTGATGAAAAAGTAAAACAAAAAATCAAAGCCTATAAAAAAGATACTGCAGGACATACTTGTTCAGAAGAACCTATTAATAGTATGTGTGTTAAATCAGAATGTCTTAAAAGAAAGTTTGGAGTCGCTTCCGATAAAGTTAAAAAATTTCCAACACTATCTGCATTAATTAAAATAGACTACTCACCAGATCCAGAGTTTAGATTTACGGTACACTACAATGACAAAGTAGAAGGTGAAACTACGCAGCAAATAATCGCTAGAGATATTAATTACATCATGGACCAAGAAAAACTTAGACGTTTAATTGGAGCACATACACCTATTCCACCACCACGGATCAAGGGTGATGATATGCAAACGGTGTTAGATACTTTATGGCAAGGAATGAAAACAGAAAAAGCTCCTCCAGGTACATCACCAAAAGAAGTATTACATAAACATTTAGAAGATTACATTCATGGTGTTCCAGCAGTAAGTGATGCTGCATTTAGAAGTGGTAGTACCTTAATTGATACTGATGGCTTTGCTTATTTTGTATTTGATCCATTTTATAATTTTTTAAAAAATAAAGAATGGAAAGCTAAAATTGACAGGACAGGACAAATGTTAATGGATTTTTTTGAGGCAGAACTTAGACATCCTAAAAGATATCCTAAGAAAGCGACTGAAAAAAAATCTAATAACCCTGTAAGATGTATAAAAGTTTCTATGAAATATTTTGATAAAGAAGAAAATGAAATAGAAATTCTACCAATGAAGAGTAAAAAAGATATTCTCTGATGACAAAGGTTACAAAGATATATGGCCCTCCAGGTACAGGGAAGACAGAAAAATTAATTCGAAGAGCCATGGCTTACATAAGAGTAGGTACTCCAGTAAGCAAAATAGGTTACTTTGCATTTACTCGTAAAGCAGCTCATGAAGCAAGAGATAGAATGCTCAAGAAAAATCCTGAGTATAAAAAGAAACAACTTAGATACTTTCAAACATTACACTCATTAGCTTTTCATAGTTTAGGACTTAGAGAAGAAAACGTTATGCAAGACTATCATTACAATGATCTTGGAAAACAATTAAGTATAAGGGTCAATGCTAAAAAAGATGCTGATGCCTCACCTTACTTAACCTGCGATAATGAATACTTTCAAATTATTTTAAAAGCAAAAGAAAAAAATATTTCAGTATGGGATGAATATTGTACTGGTGAACATTCAACAAATGTAAAACCTGATTTGTTAAAACATATTGAAGCAAACTACAATCATTACAAGCATCCAGACATAAATAACTTAGTAGACTTTACAGATATGATTCACGATATTGTACAACAACCAAATAAAATTCCAAACTTTGATGTGGTTTTTATTGATGAAGCGCAGGATCTATCACCTATACAATGGAAATTTTATGACATATTAAAATCTAAATCAAAAAATATTTATTTAGCCGGGGATGATGACCAAGCAATCTACGGTTGGGCAGGTGCAGATGTTGATAGATTCATTCAAGAACCCGCTACAGAAAAAGTATTATCAAGATCAAGAAGAATTCCAAAAGCAGTACAAGATGTATCAGAAATTATTACCGCACGAATTGCAGGACTTAGAGCAACTAAAAATTATTTACCGAGAGATGAAGAAGGATTGTGTAGTAAAATCAATAGTTTAGAAAATGTAGATCTTCACCAGGACAACTGGTTAATACTAACTCGAACTTTATCTAGGGCAAAAGAAGTATGTGATCTTTTAAAAGTAAAAGGTTTGTACTATGAAAACAGACATCAAAAAAGTTACAACACTAAACTTTACAAAGCAATTGTTAATCACAATAAATGGTTAAATGGTGAAACAATAACTGACACAGCCAGGGCAGATATAATAGAATATTTAGGAAATAGAGAACTTATAAAAGATAGAATGAATTATAATTTAAAATGGTTTGAATGTTTTGACAACGCCTCCGCAGAAGATAAAATTTACATAAGATTAATGCTATCAAATAAAGAAAAATTAAATGATGAAGCACGAATCAAAGTATCTACTATTCATGCTGCAAAAGGTGGTGAATGTGAAAACGTAATTTTAGTATTAGATAATGCTAAAAAAATAAGAGAAGCTACAACGAAAAGTATAATAAAGCGTGACGAAGAGCACAGAGTATGGTATGTAGGTTGCACGAGAGCAAAAAGAAATTTATATTTAATGAGAGCAAAAATAGAACGAAAGGGATATCAACTATGACAGATAAAGATATATTTAAAGAATCATTTCCACAATACACTCAAGTAGGCGGGAATCACTACACAAAGTTTCTTATTCAACCTTATGAGTTTATTTCTAAAAATGATTTATCATTTTTTCAGGGCAACGTTATTAAGTACGTTTGTCGTTATCAACGAAAAGGTGGAATAGAAGATATTAAAAAGATAATACACTATTGTCAGTTAGAGATGTTAAAAATTAATGATCTAAAAAAGAAAAAGTAATGGCAAAATCAACTATCAAAAAAACAATTGAAGTTGCTAAAAACAAGTTTAACTTAGAAATTTATCTAGGGCTTAAAGATAAAATTGGATGGGAAATATTTCCCCATGATTATAGCGCAGCTTTATTTGCATTCAGTAATAAAGATAGATTAAATAAGATAGTAGAAAATAAATATATATACGAGGTAAAAAAATGAAGGTACCTCTATTTGAAGCACAGACAGAATGGAATGAACCCGAAGAGTATCCGGATCTAAGAAAATACGACGAGATTGCAATTGACTTAGAGACAAGAGATCCTGATTTAAAATCTAAAGGTAGTGGTGCTATCATTGGTAATGGTGAAGTAGTTGGTATTGCGGTTGCTGTACCTGGTAGAAAATTTTATTTTCCAATTGCTCACGGATCAGGGCCAAACATGGATCGTAAAAAAACTTTAGAATGGTTCAAAGATATTTGTGAGTCTGATGCTATAAAAATATTTCACAATGCAATGTATGATGTCTGTTGGATTAGATCTATGGGTCTTAAGATTAATGGACAGATAGTAGACACTATGATTGCAGCATCATTGATTGATGAGAACAGATTTAGATTTGATTTAAATAGTTTGTCTTGGGATTACTTAGGTCATGGTAAAAACGAATCAGCATTGAATGAAGAAGCAAAGTCTAGAGGATTAGATCCTAAAGCAGATATGTGGCAACTACCAGCAATGTATGTTGGATCTTACGCGGAAAAAGATGCAGAGCTTACATTAGAGCTTTGGCAAATATTTAAAAAAGAATTACTACACCAAGATGTTGAATCTATTTTTGAACTCGAGACAGATCTGTTTCCTTGTCTGGTAGACATGAGATTTCTTGGGGTGAGAGTGGACGTTGAAAGAGCTCATAAATTGAAGCAACAATTAACATCACAAGAAGAAACATTACTCCACCAAATAAAAAAAGAAACAGGAATAGATGTTCAATTAATGGCTGCAAGAAGTGTTGCCAAAGTTTTTGATAAACTTGGTTTACCATACGAAAGAACTGCAAAATCACAGGCACCATCCTTTACTAAAAATTTTATTTCTAATCATGAACATCCTGTGGTTAGAATGATTGCTAAGGCTAGGGAAACTAATAAGGCTCATACTACGTTTATAGATACCATAATTAAACATGAACATAAAGGTCGTATCCATGCTGATATAAATCAAATACGATCCGATCAAGGCGGAACTGTAACAGGCAGATTCAGTTATTCAAACCCGAATTTACAGCAGCTTCCAGCTAGAAATAAGGATCTTGGACCTCTAATTAGGTCTATATTTATACCCGAGAAAGGCCATAGATGGGGTAGTTTTGACTATTCTCAGCAAGAGCCTAGGCTGGTAGTGCATTATGCAGCTTTACATAAATTTCCATCAGTTAATGATGTAATAGATAATTATGAAAATGATACTTCAACAGACTTTCACCAGGTTGTAGCAGACATGGCAAAGATTCCAAGATCACAGGCTAAGGTAATTAACCTTGGATTATTTTATGGTATGGGTAAAGCGAAACTTCAGGCCGAACTTGGTGTATCAAAAGACAAAGCAGCAGAATTGTTCGATCAATACCACGCTAAAGTTCCCTTCGTTAAGCAGTTAATGAATAGTGCTTCCAATCGTGCCCAAGAGCGTGGTCAAATTCGAACTCTCTTGGGACGATTGTGTAGGTTTCATTTATGGGAGCCCAATCAATTCGGTATGCATAAAGCATTGCCTCATGAAGATGCATTACAGGAACATGGACCAGGGATTAGAAGAGCTTTTACTTACAAATCATTAAATAAATTAATTCAAGGATCGGCTGCAGATATGACAAAAAAAGCCATGTTAGATTTATATAAAAATGGTATAATAGCACACGTACAAATTCATGATGAACTTTGTATTTCTGTAAAGGATCAAGAACAAGCAGATAAAATTGTTGAGATCATGCAGGATGCAGTTACTTTAGAAGTCCCCAACAAAGTAGACTGCGAATTAGCAAACACTTGGGGAGATATTAATGGTTGATTATGGCTTATTTAAATGCAAACATACCACCAATTTATTCACAAATTAGAAGGGAGTATTTGTATGACTGTAAAAAACATCACGGAGAAGTTGAAGACTGTATTATCTTTGGTATTACCTCTATGGGAGGTCGTGCTATCTTATGGCATGCGCTTATGGAAAATGGTGCAATCTTTTATCGTCTCCCAATTACGGCTTTTATTCAACGTGGTTA